GCTCAGCGGCGGATGCTGGAATCGTTTGCCACGATTCGGATGAGCTTGGCTCAGATCTCCATGACGCTGACGACGAAAGGCGGCCAGCAGGCACTTGCCGGCATGAAGGATCAACTATCCACCACGGCTGGGCCGAACAGTTCATGGCTCGACCGCAACCCAACGGCGGTAGATGGCAGCGTGTTTGCATCGGGACCTGGCACAAAGCTGGAAGCGTTTAACACGACCGGCGCCGGGGGAGATCCGTCTCAAGTGCGTGAGTTCAAACTGATGGTGGCAATGGTGTTTGGCATTCCTGAATCGTTCTTTAGCGACATGAACACCAGCAACCTTGCCACGGCTACCAGCTTGGACCGTCCGACCGAACTTGGGTTTATGGCCAAGCAGGAGGAATGGCGCGAGGATCTGGCGATAATGATCACCTACGCGTTACGCATGAGCGTTACAGGGCCGTCTGGCAAGCTGCGCGAGGCTCTCAAGGCTCGGAGCATACCGGTGACCATTCCGATAGTCGAGGCAGCAAGAAAGCGGGGAACAAACAACAAGATGGTCTACGAGGCTGCATCTGACGCGGCCATCGAAGTTGTGGTCAACTTTCCAACGATTATGGAAAGCGACGTTCCGGCGCAGGTTAACGCCATTGTCGCGGCCTACATGGGTGGCCAGGGTATCGACCAGAAAGAAGCGGTGCGGCTGCTCGGACAACAGGTTGACATTGAAAACAACGAGGACGTGCTGGAGCTGCAATATCCGTCTGAAGGTCCAGACGCCTACAACCCGCTGCGGACCAATGACTCAATGGATACCGCAGACGCTCCGGACCCTGCGCTGCAGACCGAAGAGGCGAAAGCTGCTGTCACGCGGCTGTCTCGTGCGCTGAAACTGTTCCGCGAGGCTATCCGGTGATCGAGTTCATGGCACACGACGACTGCTGCTCTAAGCATTTCTCGCGGGCGTGCAAGGCCGATCTGGTAAACACTGATGCGTGGACGTGTCCAAAATGCGGCTGCGAATGGCGGGCGGCTGAAGTTGCCGATGCGGCAAGAACGTGGACCCCAATTATTACAACAGAGATTATCCGGGTGCGCGGGTGATCGCTGAAATCTACGCGCTGGCAGAACTCATTGAGGCCGAAATTAAAGGCTTGCGGGCACCGGAACACGCACGAGCACTGGAGCCCATCGTTCGCAAAGTCACGCGGCTGATGGCGCGTTACTTTCGACGGCAAGGGCGTCTGATGGTGTCAGCGATAACGATGAAAGAAACCGAAGCTGACGTTGTAGACGGGTGGATGAGTTCCATTTCACCGCTGGCGTTGTCGATTGCGGCAAATGATTCAATCCGATACGAAGCGCTGATTGAACTGGCAATCATAAAGGCCGAAGCGCAACTATCGGCGCAACTGGACACCGCGGCGCTGATCCCAGACACCAAGATGAGCCAGTACCTGAAAACTAATTCACTCTCAAAGCTGACCGGCACGCTGGCGGAGACGACAAAGCAGAAGTTGCGGGATGCCATCACCCTGGCAGTTCGGCAGGGCGGCACAGCTGACGACATTGTTGGGGCAATCAAAGCAACAGTAAAGGAATTTAGCAGCGTCAGGGCTGAACTCATTGCACAGACGGAAGTGAACAACGCGTACAACTTTGGGCGAACCGAACTGGCGCGGTCTGCCGGGTTTACGGAAAAGCGGTGGGTTACGGAATCCGGCAATCCGTGCGCGATCTGCATCCTGAACGAGGCCGAAGGGTACATCGGAATTGATGAGACGTTTTTGTCTGGCAATCAAAGGCCGACCGCACACCCGCGCTGTTACTGTTCGCTGGACTTCCGGCAGGTCACACTTTGAAGCCCTGACGCCGGAACGCTGCCAAGATAAAGTTTTTTGAAGCGTCATAGGCAGGGCGCAGGAACGGGCGGGCAGCCATACCGATCCAGCCTTGTCCCTTGTAGTCGTAGATCCAACTGCCAGTGATCGGAACACCTTCAGTTGGTAGCGGCGGGTGTGGCGCGGCGGCACCAACGAGGCCGGTACCGTACTCCACAAACGCGGCATGGTTTGCGCCTGCGTAGATCGTGCCGACGACGATCTTACCCTTGAGCTCCACCTGCATAGCAATCGAACTGCGCAATTCTCCAGTGTCTACCGGCACGAGGATCTTGGCAGCGTCCATGACCGCAACGCTCGATTCCTTTACCGCCTCGACTACCCGGGCTGTGATCATTTCCTCAATCGCAGCAAGATTGCCAGGCTTAAAACCGGAACTGGCGCGAGGATTCACTGTTTTCAGGTTACGACGAAATCAACGTGCTTTGGGCGGACCAATGTGGGGCGCATAGCCTGCCGAACGACTCCAACAGCTTCACCGGCTGAGATCTGGGCGCGACCCATTGCATCAAACGTTGCCATTAGAGCCTCGCGCATGGCTTCGCAGCCATCACCGAATCCGGCTCCACGAGCCTGCACGAGCTTTGTTTCGGTGTACTCGCGCTGATAGGCTGCTCGACACTCCAGACACCATGCGTCTTTACCTCGGGCGGCGGGCCGGTCACAACCTTCCTTGGAGCACGTCTTGTCGTTTGCCATCGCTCTTAATGTTACTAAAACATTCTCACGGTTTCTTGTGGTGACCGTGGCGTGAACTGTACTATCAGCCCAGATGGCACTTCGGACAGGATTCACGGTTGTAGCGCAGAAGTTGCAGGAAGCGGCAGCGGGCATGTCTACCGCCGATCTTGAAATGCGGCTTCGCAAGGCTTTAGACGAAGCACACGAGAATTCTGGCATGTATGGAAATATTGTGGCCGTGTTTGGCGACGAGAATGCCGGGCAGGTGGTTTACTCACACAACGACGACCTGATGAAGGCAGCGTATACCTGCAGCGCATCGGGCGCAACCATCGCAATGGATAGCGCTGTCGAAGTCATGCCGATGACGACCTACGAAATGCACATGGGTGAGATCGAAGCGACCGAAGCCGGGGCGCGCAACTCGAAGCGCGACATGTCTCAGCTCCAAGCGATACACGATGCGTCAATGAAGCTCGGTGCGTCCTGCGGAATGAAGGAAGCGGCAATCACAGCATCGGCAGACCTCAAGCTGGTGGAGTCAACCGGCGCGGAGTTCCTGACCAGCATTCAGCTGACTGAGGCAATGCGGACGTCGTACCCGATCAAGCTCATCTCACCGGGCACTGGCAGCACGGCGCACTATCCGGCTGCAGTCCTGGAAGCGGCAGCCGGCAAGTTTGGGCCCGGCACGCTGATGTTCTGGAATCACCCGACCCAAGCTGAAGAAGCGGCGCGGCCTGAAGGCAATCTCGATCAACTGGCGGCAATCATCACCAGCCCTGCAAGGTACGAAGCAAACGGCGTAAAAGGTCCGGGGCTGTACGCAGAGGCAAAGGTGATGGCGGATTACGCGCAGAAGGTCGAAGAGCGTGCACCACACATCGGGCTAAGTATCAGGGCCGGTGGCAAGGGCACAGGCCGTCTAGTCGACGGGAAACCCGAACTGGCCAGCATCGATTATGTGGAATCTGTGGACTACGTTACCAAGGCAGGGCGCGGCGGTTTGGCGCTTGCTGAAGCGGCACGGGACGCAGGAATTTTAGAAGGAGGCGAGTCCGACATGATGGATACAGCCGAAGTGCAAAAGATCGTAGAAGCGGCGGTCAAAACGGCGGTAGCTCAGGCGACCGCACCGCTTCAGGAGCGAGCCCGGCGCGGTGATGCAATTGTCATCGCCAACCAGGCTCTGGCAAGCATTGGATTCACCGAAGCTCAAAAGGCTTTCGTGATCGACACGGTTCTTCGGGAATCGATTCCGATGAAAGACGGCTCTGTTGACGCGGAGGGCTTCATCGCTATCGTGACGGCAGAGGCTCGGCGATTCGGCCAGGCTATCGGCAACGGCGGACGCGTGCTCAACATCGGCACCGAAGTTGTTCGAGATCCTGTCAAGCTCGCCGAAGCAAAACAGACGGCGCAGGATGACCACGAACGCGAAGTTGCAATCTTCACGCGGCTTGGTCTTTCCGAAGCTGGTTCGAAGGCCGCTGTGGCCGGGAGGGTTCAGTAATGGCAACAAATCAGGCTATCAACGGACGCTGGAACATTAACGTGCCGGTACCGTCTGCGGTGACGGTTGGACAGGCAGTCATGCTGGGTCAGATTGGAACTCCGGGATGTATCCCCGGCATCATTCTGGCGCTGCAGCCGCTGCCGACTCCGACAAGTCCGACAACGGCAACTATTGACACTGGGGAGGACTGTTATTTCCTCACCGTGATTGCACGGTCTGCAAACTCTCCTCTTGTCAATTCGGCCATCAAACCCGGCGACCAGCTTTATGCTGACGCGGGCACCTACGATGCAACCACGAACATTCGGTACGGATTCAACCTCGACAAAAATTCAAGCGGCACAGCGTTTGGCAACGCACTGACTGCGGTTTCGTCTGGCACCACAAGCACTACCTGCACGGTCCGTCTGGAGGGCAATTAAATGAGCGAACTCGATCTGTACACAGGGTCTGCGCTGACCGGCGGGGCCGTAGACGTTCCCGGATTCTCTGCTGTCACAATGGCCGAAAACGCTGCGAGGCGTCGTCGTGTCATTGGCGCTGCTGAGATCTGGGCCGACTTCAAGGAAGGCCGTCTGGACCCGTTCTACATGCGGCAGGCGTTTAACCTGACTGAAGCCGGGGCGTTTCGCACTCTCTGTGCACGCTATCCGCTAGTATTTCGCGAAACAATGACCAGCAGCGATTTCTCGGCGTTGACGGTTGATGTTCTCGACCGCGAACTGTTGGGCGATTACAGCGAAGTGCCGATCCCGGTTCTGCCTCTCGTCAAGAAAACAACGCTGGGCGACTTCCGCAACAAGAAGATCTTCATTATGGACGGACTCGAAACACCGTTCAATGCCGTTGCCGAAATGCAGGATCTCCCGCTCGGCGACATGACGCAGCGCACCCCTATCACCTACGCACCTTTGAAATACGAGAAGGGCGCAAAGGTCAGCTGGGAAGCTGTCATCAACGATGATCTTGGAATCTTCCGTGATCTGTCCCAGCGGCTGGCACGTGGCGCACGGCGCACGAAGAGCAAGTTCATCACGAACCTGTATTCGGGCACTACCGGGCCGAACTCTACGCTGTTCTCTACCACGTTCGCCAATCAAATCATCACGGCAAACGGGGCGGCATCCAATAATCCGGCGCTCAGCGTTCAGGGGCTTTCCGACGGCATGACCGTCTTCATGAATCAGGTAGACACCGGCGGCGATCCCATCGAAATCCCCGGGCGCATGTTCTTGGTAGTTGGGCCTTCTCTTTACGTGACGGCTCAGAACATTATGCACCAGCTCAGCGTTGACGTCAACGTCAATGGCGGTTTAAACGTTAGCTCTGGCTCGGGCGCAACAACCACTTTGGCCAGTGCACAGCGCGTCAGGGTAGACAACTGGATTATTGGTAACCTCACCGTTATCATGGACCCGTATCTGCCCATCGTAACGACCAGCGCGGGCGTGAAATATACGCAATGGTACATTTTTGCTGACCCGGCTTCTCAAGGCCGACCGGCTCTTGAAATCGGCGACCTGCGCGGCTACGAGACACCTCAGCTGTACCGCAAGGTCCCGAACACCATGTCACTCTCAGGCGTTGTCGACCAGACCCTCGGCGACTTCCGGACAATGGCAAGCGAGTTCAAAGCGGTCATGGCGTTTGGCGGCGTTCAGCTTGACGGACGTTCGGCTGTGTCTTCCACCGGGCAGGGCGTTTAAGGCGCAGCAATTGGCTATACGGTGACGCCGCGCTGACAACTCGGGTGAGGGGTCAACGCGGCGTTTCTGTTTTGAGCAAAGGGTAAAATGAGCATAGTCTGCGATACCGGCTTTATCAACATTGTCGATCCGTTCCTGAACCCGGATAGTACCGTGTGGACCGGCTCGATTACCTACACGTTGCAGTACGCCACGACGGTTGCTGGTGCAACGCTGGTTGAGGCGCGGCAGGTTATCAACGTCTCAGACGGGATTGATATTTGTTTGGCTCCTGGGCTGTACACGGTCGCTTACAACCAAAGCGGCCAGCGGTTGCCGGTTACTTCTCAGTGGACAGTGCCACCGACCGGCGGGCCGTACACCATTGCAGATCTGGAAGGCGTCGTACCCGTGGCTGGTTCGTTGACCGTGACCGGGCCATTTATTGCGATGTCCACGGTAACCATGAACTCGCTGATAAATGCAGCGGCGCGGCCTTACGTTGCCACAAACTCAGTGGGATTGTTGAGCACCGGAAACCTAGCGTTGATAGCGATATCTGGCTCAGCGTCAGACCTTGCATCTGGTACGGTAGCGGCAACACGGGGCGGCGCGGGTACGCTATCCGGGATTCTCAAGGCGAATGGCGCGGGCGTCGTTTCGGCGGCGGCTGCGGGAACGGACTACGCAGTAGCCACGAACGGAACGCTCGGGCAGGCGCTGACAAGCAACGGCACTGGCGGGTTCGGAACAGCGGTGACGCTGGCCACCGTGGCAACATCGGGTAGCGCGTCTGACCTCACAGCGGGAACATTGGCAGAAGCACGGGGTGGCGCAGGAACGCTGACCGGCATTCTGAAGGCAAACGGTGCTGGCGTTGTTTCAGCGGCAACAGCCGGTACTGATTAC